ACTTGGATTATCTATTACAAACTTTTGAAAACCTTTTGCTATTCGTTTAAGAGTATTTTCTGCTAGTGGTTTCTTCCGGTCGAATATACTAGGGCATGGAATACTCCAATCAATTATTTCTCCTGCTGTTCTCCAAGGTTCCAGTAATCCTGTTCTAACTTCTATCTGTTCCGGATCTCCATGAGTTGGCTTCGGCCATACTATTTGTTTCCCATCACACCTTGCAATCATAAAGAATCTTTTCCTGGTAGTCGGTGCCCCATAGTCACAAGCTCTTAACTCTCTAAATTCTACTTTGTAACCTTGCTTTTCTAATGCTTTTATAAATAAATCAAACGTTTCACCTTTTTTATTAGGGTCCGGATATAAATTCCCATCCTTATCTTCTTTCAAAGGTCCCCAAGTCTTAAACTCTTCTACATTTTCAAGCATTATCACTCGTGGCTTAACTAACTTCGCCCATTTAACAGCTACCCAAGCTAATCCTCGTACATTTTTATCAACTGGTTTACTTCCCTTAGCCTTTGAAAAATGCTTACAGTCTGGGGAAAACCACGCTAATACTACTTTGTTATTTCCTACCGCTTCTACAGGATCTACTTCCCAAACTGATTCACAATAATGTTTTGTAGTTGGGTGGTTAGTCTTATGCATTAATATAGCTGCTGGATCATGATTTATTGCTATATCTACCGACCTGCCTATAGCTAATTCGATTCCAGTAGAAGCACCGCCACCACCTGCAAAGTTGTCTATTATAAGTTCCCTCAAATTTATATCCTCCTTACTTTGCCTAAACTTCATTGTAAAACTTATTTTTTAGATCATCCGGTTCTACACTTTATCTATCTAACATATTATTTATTCCTTCTGATAGAATAAATATCTCATCTTGCTTCTTTTGGGCATATAATCGCTTGGAAAATTCTCCACTATTTCCTATATTCAACACTTCTTTACTTAGTTTTAGTAATCTTGAAAGTATATTTTTTTCCAAAAATAACATAACAGCAATAGTAAAAATAGAGCCAACTGCAATTAATGAATAAAGCATATATGTTATTCCTTTTTTTCCTATAAGGCTTACATCCCTATCCATTTCGACACTTAATGATAGTGCTGGCTGATTATAAATGTCTTGTAGTGCTAATTCTATTGTATCTATTTCAATACCAAAGCTTTTGCATAATTCACTTATATATTGATCTTCTCTCAGTATTTTATGTATATTGCTTAATAATCTATCTTTACCTTGCAAAATGATCACTCCTAACTAACTGTTACTGTGCCTACTATTGCAACTTCTTCTGCTGCCACCATTACATTGTCTGTTAAGCTACCATTAACATAAAGGTTTCTGTAATCTAATACACCTTCTGATTCTAAAATTAATTGTCCGATCTTAGCTCTAGATACATAATTAATAGTTTGACTAAATGCTATGCTTTTTAAGTAATCAGTAACATTATTAATTATATTTGTTTTAATTTCTTCTAATGTATATTCACTTGCAATATCAACATCAACATCTATATTTATATTTAATCCTGTTGCTGAAGCTATTGTGCAATATGCTCCTATAGGGGCTTCCCCTGCCCCAGTACCCCATGTGCTATTGTCTACACCTTTAGGATCTATATAGTCCTGGACTTGATTTACTAAGTCAACGGATGCTGGTTGCATATTACTGTCTATTATTAAAGCTTTTACTGTGTTATCACCATTCCAAAGTGAAAAAATTTTAGCATTACCGACACCTGGTACTTCTTTTGCCCACTTTAGATAGTGATAAACGTTTCCACTTGTAGCTGGAATTTGGAGTGCTTCATAGTATCTACTTCTAACACTTCCATCTGTTTCAGCTTCAAAACCATCATAAGATGCAGATAAGTTAGTAGCGCTTATTATACCTTGAATGGTAATAGGCATAAGGGTAATACTATTTGCTCCTACCATGCCTACACTTCCAGTTTGAGTACATTCTACTTCTATGGTTCCAGCTTCGTTAATAACTTTAGTTTCTAAACTATTAAACTGAATATTATTAGAAGTAGCAAATAAATCACCTGTGTTAATTGTTGCATTACCTGTAATTGTTAATACTGCTTTTGCTTTTGTGGCCTGTTTCCTTTTAATACCTTTTCTTTGAAGTACATATCTAGTAAGTTCATCACCTTTTAGATTATCTACACTAACTTTATTAATCAGTTCTTGGATTACTATATATATCTTTGATAACTCTATGGAACCTGTCTTTATAAAGTCACCTGTAGGGTATCCTGTACTTTTTTCATAGTCATCTGATATATTTGCTAACATATCAGTATTTAATTGCTCTTGCGTTTTAATTACTACACTCAACTATATCACCTCACTTATTTGTAGATTTGTACTATCAGTTAAGTTGATTGTAAAATCTACTTGTAATACAGTACCTTTCATTGCAGAACTAAAATTTGAAATACTATTAACTACAGATAATACTGTTACCTTCTCTTCTATTTCTCTTTTAAATTCACTGTTTATAAATCCAGTTGGAAGTTGTTTATTTCCAAGGTATTTAAAATAAGTCATTCCAAAATCTGTATCTTTATAAACTTTGTATTTCCTAAGTTCGGTTCTAATCAGCATTTGTACGTACATTTTTACTTTTTCTTTATTTGTAGTAGCCTCTTTAGGCTTACCGTTTTCTAGTATTATTGTTGCTTTATTGCCATTAAACTTCATTAAAAAAACTCTACCTAGTTCAGTAGAGCTCACCTCGTTTTCTTCTGTATTTGATTGTACTGTATCGAAATTAAAACTAGGGAACACTTAATCACCCCAACTTTCTAACCTTAGCTATTATAAACCATGTTTGCTCATTGGCTGTATGCGCTAATAATACTTCGTCATTTACTTTTAATGTATCTAAAAAAGTAATAGTGCCAGTTGTACTGTTCATTTGATATTCTCTGCTATAGTTACTTTCTAAGAATGTAGAAATATATAGTTGATCTTTTCTTAAAATTGATTTGCCATCTAAAATACTGATTTTAAGATTTGGGAATATATCTATTACCTTTCCCACTATATTACCTATTGGCTCTTTGTTATCTCTACTTTTAAACTTCTTAGCGAGTTCTATATCCCATGATCCAGGCATTAAATCACACCCTCTATATTTAATTGCATCTTATGAATGCGATTATTATAAGTATGGGTACATTCTTTAACTAGATAATTTCCACTTAAACCACTTGTTTTTTCTTCTATGTTTAGTATTCTTCCTGCTCTAACTAAATCACTACCTAGTAGTTCAATAGAAGTGTTTTCTGTGATTCTATTTAATAATTTTAGTTGATTTTTTGCTATATTATTTACTTGTGCAATATCTTTATCATCTACACTTTGTACTTCTTGTAATAATCCATATTTATTTATGCTATTATCATCTTTAGCACTAGCATAAACCCTAGTACTTTCTTCATCTGAAGATGTAATTATAATGCTATTTTTCATATCTTGTATACTTCTACTTCTACTAATATTACCTATGGCCTTTGTGACATCAAATGCAGCTAAATTACTAGCAGGTTTAAAAGTAGCTTTTACAATTAAATCCATATATTTTTCTATATATAGTTTTCCTGATCTCATTTCTAGCCTATACTGGATCCCTAGCTCTTTTGTGGCTATATCTAATATGTATTTTATGATCTCTGCAATTGTATTGTCTTTATATATCTTAGTTATTAGCGTAGATATTGCAGTAATATTACCTATAGGAATATTGAATTTAGAGCATAGTTGTTTTATAGCTTCATCTGCCCTTATTTTATTAAATTGAATGATAGTCTTACTTTTATTTAAATGAAATGCATAATCAAAAGCAACTATGTTTTTACTATATCTGTTTATGGTCTCATCTGTAATTATTCCTCTAAACACTTCAATTCCATTATTAGAAAGTACTAACTTGTCTCCTACTTCTGTAACATCATAGTTTTTTATGAAAATATCATCATTATTTTTAGCTATGTTAAATGATAGTTCCATTCCTAAAGTATCTATACTATCTCTCCATAATAACTCTTGTGATAGCTTAGTAATGTTATACTTTTGTTGATTTTTCAATAATAAAAGAGTGTAATTATCCATTATAACTACACCCCCACAAATGTATATTCTTTTATTTCTAAGCTATATGATATGTCACCATTTCTTTTTTCTGCAGGTGTGAAGCCATCAATAGTACATGCCATATTTAAAACTTCTCTTCCTGTTTTACTAATCATTACAATTCGAATAGGCACACCTCTTTTTCTCCACTTTTGAAAAAAGTCAACATAGCTCCAACCATCACTGCTTGCACCTTTTTTAATCCATCTATACTCATTGCAAGGGAAAAAGGATTGAATAGACAGACTTCTTAACCCTAGATCACCTATTAAATTTAACGTGCCACTATTTAATGTTTCAAACTCTTCATTGTTTTGTGATTGTGCAATTTCAATATCATTAGGTACTACAGGCATAATCTTTATTTCTTCATTGTTGTTTGCGCTAAATATAATATCCATCTATTCAACCTCCTAAGGCATATTTGCTAATACTAGATCTACTTTTTTATTAAGCGCTGTACCAACACGGTTTACGAAATCTTCTTCGCCATATACATTACCTTGAATAATTATAGTTATATTGCTATCAGTATTGTCTACCCTGCTCATATTGGAAATGCTCGTGCCATAACTTCGTGCGCCATTTGTGTCATTTCTGTAGTTATTAGACTCATCTTTAGTTAAAACCCTTTCACCTTTATGTAATTCTGCTAAATAACCGTCAAACGGCACTCTAGCTAATCCTGTTTTGTGACTTCCATCCACCCCGCCAGTTTTGTCCCTTTTAAATAAATTTACAACGGCTTTAATTGGATTTTTAAATACATTCTTTAAGTCTTCCCAAACCTTTTTTAAACCTTCTACTTTATCCTTAAATACACCATCTAATATGTTAACCACGGCATCTACAGGAGCAGTTAGCCAATCCACTAATCCTTGCCAAAGTGACTTTATCACGCCAATGACACCATCTATGATAGACAGTATGCCTTCCCAGGCCATAGTCCAATTCCCAGTAAATATTCCTACTAGAAAATCTATGACACCAGATAAAATTGTAAGTAGTCCATTTAAGACACCAGCCACCATTGTTATAACAGCTTTAATTTTATTTGCAACTAGCATAAAACTATATATTATTTTTGTTACAAAAACACCTATTATAAATCCCAAAACTGGCGATAAAGCTATAACTAAAAAACTTACAACCTTTACTATCTTGCTAAATAAATTTAGAATAGTTGGAACTAATGGTTTTATGGCATCTATCACTTGAATTATCATGTTCCAAATTATAGAACCAAATCTTTTTAGTGTATCTATAACAAAAATTATTTGTTTTCCAGCAAATTCCCACATAACCTTACCTAAATCAGACAATTTGCTTTTTATTAAGTCCCAGTTTCTATATAAAGCATAACCTATAGCTACTACTGCACCTATCGCAAGGATTAGCCATCCTAATGGAGTAACTGCCAGGGTACCATTAAATATAAGCCATATTGTATTAAGTACTATAAATACACCTTTTAATATTCCTATTACCTTTATAACTGTATACATGGTAGTTATAAATACTAAAATTGTAGTAATTATCTTTTCATGTTTCTTTATAAAATCAACTACAGACTTTACAAATTCAACCATTTTAGTTATTCCATCGCCTATTGATTTAACCCATCCCTGAATCTTATCTTCATTGTCAGTTACCCATTTGTCTATTTTATCTATGTATTCACCAATAGCACCAGACTGAGTGTTCATTAAACTAGTAAATATATTTTTACTTGTGTTTTTAAACTTGTTAAGTTTAAATCCTATTGTATTTGTCATAGTCGCAAAAGCTTCATCTGTAGCACCAGCACTATTTTTCATTTCTTCCAGTGTATTATTAAAGTCTGCCATGCCTGTATCACTAGTTAATGCTAATGCAGCCGATAGTGCTCTAACATTACCAAAGAGTTGGCCCATTACTTCTGTATTGCCACCTGTTTTTTCTTTTAT